TAATAAATATCGGGAAACCGAGGGTATAAAAGGTCGATATAGATATTTCTGGACTTAAAAGAGAACAAGTCCTCAACCAGTTCCGCAAAGTCTATGGTCAAGATAGAGTTAGTAATGTTCTTACTCTCGGGACTGAAAAAGCTAAGTCTGCTATTCTAACTGCCGCAAGAGGTCTAGGAATCAACAATGATATTGCTCAATACATTGCTTCTTTAATTCCTAGTGACCGTGGCATCATCCGCACACTAAAACAATGTTACTATGGCGATAAAGACAATGATATGCAGCCAGTTACACCATTTGTGACAGAAATGAATCAATATCCAGAATTATGGAAAGTCGCAAGTAGGATTGAAGGTTTGATTTGTAGAGTAGGAAGTCACGCAGGCGGATTGATTTTCGTAGATGAACCATTTACAGAATCTACTGCTTTAATGCGAACACCAGATGGTACAGTAGTTACTCAATTTGACTTGCATGATGCGGAAAAAGTTAGCCTAATTAAATATGATTTACTTAGTATCGAAGCATTAGACAAGATTCAAGTTTGCTTAGAATTACTTGCAAAATATGGGTACATCAAAGAATATCCCACCCTACAAGAAACTTATGAGAAGGCTCTTGGAATCTACAATATCAACAGGGATAATCCTGGAATGTGGAAAATGCTCCAAGAACATAAGATTCAATCTATGTTTCAAATGGAACAAGCAAGTGGAATTCAAGGAATTGATAAGACAAAACCGCACTCTGTAGAAGATTTATCTGTTTTGAATTCAGTCATTCGTCTTATGGCGCAACAAAAGAATGGCGAACAACCTATTGATAAATATGCAAGATTCAAAAATGATATTAGTCTTTGGTATAAGGAAATGCAAGAAGTAGGATTGACCGAGCATGAACAAAAATTACTAGAGCCTATTCTTGGTATTTCTTATGGTATTTGTGAATCGCAAGAAAAAATTATGATGTTAGTTCAGATACCCGAATGTGGCGGTTTTGACTTAAACTATGCGGATTCATTAAGAAAATCTATTGCTAAGAAAAACCCAGAAGGATTCATCAAATGCGAGGAAGAATTCTTTAGTAGAATGGAAGAGCATCATTTAAGCAAGAATTTTTGTAATTATGTGTGGAAACAGGTATGTGTCTCTAGGGGGTACTCGTTTAACTCATCACACACTGCGCTCTACTCGCTAATTGGCTTACAGGAAATGAACCTTGCTTATTTCTACCCTACAATTTTTTGGAACTGCGCAAACCTTATTGTTGAATCTGGTGCCATTGAAGGATTAGATGAAAAAACTTCTAATTATGGCAAAATTGCGATTGCTGTTAATAAGATTAAAACATTGACAGATACTAAAGTTGCTTTGATTAATATTAATAAATCTGATTATTCGTTTACGCCAGATGCAGAAAACAATATTATTTATTTTGGTCTTGCGGGATTGCAAAGCGTAGGTATTGATACTTGTAAAGAAATTATTTCTAATAGACCCTATTCATCGGTCCAAGATTTTCAAGAGAAAGTCAATGTAAATAAGACAGCTATGGTAATTCTTATTAAAAGCGGAGCTTTTGATTGTTTTAATGACAGAGAAAAAGTCATGGTAGATTATATCAAATCTATTAGTGGTCAAAAGCAAAAAATTACTTTACAAAATCTTAATGTTTTATTTGAAGCTGGCTTGCTCGATGATTTTAAACACGAAAAGCAAACTTTTAATTTCTACAAGGAATTAAAAAAGAATTGTAAGTATAAAACATATTTTGAATTACCACTTAATTCTCCTTACTACAAATTCTATGAGAAATATTTCAATATTGATTTGACAGAGAATGTCAATAATAAAATTTGCATCAATCAGAAAACTATGAAAGAGCAATATGACGCGGAAATTCTCCCTGTAAAAGAGTATCTCCAAGAGAACAAAGAAACTCTATTACAGCAATTAAATGACTTCTTATTCAAACAAGAATGGAATAAATATGCGGGCAGAGGATATGCCGCAGGAGAAATGGAAAGCATTGGAACGTATGAACATCCGCATGAACTAGCAAATGTAGATAAAGAAATGTATGAGATTTCTGATTTTTCCACATTACCCAAAGTCCCTACTATTGATTTTACCTGCCAATGGCAAGGAAGAACAATCCCTATTTTCAAGATTACGAAAATTATGGGAACAGTCATTGCAAAAGATGATTTACACTCTACTATTTATTTACTAACACCAGATGAACAAGTAGTAGTTATTCGTTTCTCTAAAGATTATTATGCCAGATATAATAAACGCATAAGCGAACAAATGCGGGATGGGACAAAGAAGGTCCGAGAAGAAAGCTTCTTTAAAAAAGGCACTCTTCTTTTAATAACTGGTTTTAGAAGAGAAGATAACTTTGTTCCAAAGGCATATAAGAGATTAAAGACGCATCAACTTTTCAAAATTACAGAAGTTTTTGATGATGGAAGAATTAATTTTACTAACGCAAGATGGGGTGACGAAACTGAATAAGAAAGTTATTATTGCAATTTGCGGAAAATCCTCTAGCGGTAAAACTACTTTGGCAAATGATTTGTACTATTATTTTAAAGAATTGGGAATTAAAGTACATCATATGGTCAGTTTTACCACTAGACCTCCAAGAGCAGGAGAAAAAGAAGGACTGGACTACTGTTTTGTTTCTGATGATATTTTTAAAGTTCTTCAAAAGAATGGTTCTTTTATTGAGTCAACTTGTTTTAATGGATGGTATTATGGCACGGGCAAGTTTTCCGCGCTCGAAAATCATCTAAATATTGGGGTTTTCAATCCTGCGGGAATGGAATCCCTGGCGAAGATGAAAGATGAATTTATCATCGTGCCAATTTATCTAAAAGCTAATTGCTTTACCAGACTATTTAGGTCAATTAAAAGAGAAAAGAAGCTCACGAAAGAAATGTTGCGGAGAATGGTTGTGGACCACTATGATTTTAAGGACTTGTCCGCAAGATTGAATCCTGCTTTTGGAATTCCTCCTCTCGTTTTAGATACGAAGTTACCACTAGATATGGTATTCCTTACGGTATCGAGGTACTGTAAATTGTGCCTAACTAAAGATTCTGGTGGCATTTTTCTATAAAATAAAAAGAATGAGTTTTATTTTATATTAGCAATCAAAACTAGAAAGGAGATAAATGCAAGTTATTAAACGTGATGGAAAGATTGTTGCTTTTGATGAACAAAAAATTTCTAATGCAGTAAATAAGGCTTATTCAGAAGTACATGGCAATTCTGATAGTAACTTGGGCGATTCTATTGCACACTATGTAACCGATAATTTAAAAGCTAAATATGCGGACAAAGATGTGACAGTAGAAGAAATTCAAGATACCGTAGAAGATTGGCTCATTAAGAGTGATGATTTACCTGTTGCAAAAGCCTACATTAGGTATAGGTACGAACGTCAGCTTGCCCGCAAGAAAAAGACTGACGAAGAATTAATTACGATGGTTGGCGGTACAAATAGCTATTGGGCGACAGAGAATAGTAATAAAAATAGTAAGTGGGTCACAGTTCAACGAGATTATATGGCTGGTATCGTGAGTAAGGACCTTGCCCGCAACTATATTTTCCTAAAAGAGACAATTAAGGCTCATGATGCGGGAATTATTCATATTCATGATATGGATTACGCCGCCCAGAAAACGCTTTCAAACTGTTGCCTAATTAATCTGAATGATATGCTACAGAATGGCACAGTAGTCAATGGCGTACAAATTGACAAGCCACATCGCCTATCAACCGCAATGACTATCGCAACGCAGGTGATTTCCTCTGTCGCAAGTGCGCAATTCGGAGGTTGTACAATTACACTCACGCATTTAGCACCATTTGTTAGAGCTAGCCAGGTAAGATTCTATAACAAGTATATCGATTGGGGATTTTCCGAGGAAGAGGCTCAAGTATTTGCGGAAGAGGACTTAAAGAAAGAAGTCGCTGATGCGGTCCAGACTTTAAATTATCAGCTTAATTCTTTAACTACTACTAATGGTCAAGCACCTTTTGTTTCTATCTTTATGTATATGGGAGAAACAGAAGAATATAAAAAAGAATTAGCAATGCTGATTGAAGAAGTGCTAAAGCAACGTATTTTAGGAATGAAAAATTCTGTGGGCGTATATGTTACAGTTGCGTTTCCTAAGCTACTTTACGTTTTAGAAGAAGATAATATTAGAGAAGGAACTAAATACTGGTATCTAACTGAACTTGCGGCAAAATGCACCGCAAAAAGAATGGTCCCTGATTACATTTCAGAAAAAGTAATGAAAGACCTTAAACTAGCCAAAGGACAAACCAAAGGAAATGGTTCTGTCTACGGCTGCATGGGTAAGCAAAAGCTACAGCTCATGTAAAATCTCTTGAACCTCGCCCGAGGGTGTGGATATTAGAAATATCTGCTAACGGTTAAGTCTGTGGAAGCAGAGTAGACCGTGGGAAGTCTAATTTTATTAGAAACCTGTATCGACTATCACTGATGAATGTAAGTGAGTAGGGATAGAGATAGGCACTATTCCGAAGCGGGAGACTACTCTTATAGAGTAGAAGATATAGTCAGTTCTTATGGTAACATAAGGTAAAAACGTGTAGGTCGTTCTTAACCCCAGACCGTTCTGGAAATGGCTGGGATAATATTGCCAAAGCATTAGATTATGATGGCAAACCTAAATACTGGGGTCGGTTAACCAAAATCGTTGAGCCGACCATATAAACCGTGTGAACGTATGATAAAACGGTGTGGCTATAAAGCTGCTAACGGCGAAATCCTTACAGGACAACGCCGTGTCAAGTCGTACATATATAACTACCTAAATTGGAGTACATATATGAATAAAACAATCTATTTAAAACAAAAAGTCTTTAAACGTTTTAAAAATACAAAATATTTTGTATCATTTGATGGAGAGATTTTCTCTGTCGCTTCTCAAAAAATTCTAAAGCCGTTAATGCGACCAAATGGATACTTGTATATTGATATTATTTTCGCACCTGGTCAAGGACAAAAACACGTACCTATTCATAGAATGGTTGCGGAAACATGGTTAGGCCCATGTCCAGAAGGACTACAAGTTAATCATATCAATGATGATAAAAAAAATAATTCTGCCAATAATTTATATTATGGAACGCAAAGAGAAAATGCTAATGACAGAGTTAAAAATAATCATAATATTGGTCCGTCAAAAATTTTAACAGTTTACGACAAAGAAAAACTAGAAGTTGTAACTTTTTTCCCAGCCAAAGAAATTATTACTTATGCGGGACACACTCAAATTAACGGTGGAGTAAGTAGATGCATGACAAGAAACTGGTTTAAAAAACGTTTTGATGTTATTGAATATAGGTTAGTAAAAAATACGAAAGATGTAACGACTATCGCTGATGAATGTAAGCGAGTAGGTCAGAAATTTATCGCTGACCGAAGCGCACGGCTATGTTAAAGCATAGAAGAAATAGTCTAATCCTCATAGTAATATGAGACAAAAATGTCAACGTTGGTGTCTGCACTATCAATCTGGTTGATGTCGCATTATCCGCAATCAAAGAATCTGATAGCAAAGACCAAAAGGAAATTGAAAAACATTTCTGGAAATTAATGGATGAACGTACAGAACTTTGCCATACTGTACAAAAAATTCGTGCGGAACGCTTGTCCGCAACAAAAGCAGAAGTTGCTCCTATCCTTTGGATGCACGGAGCATTAGCAAGACTAGATAAAGACGAAACACTTGACAGGTTGGTCCACAATGGATATGCAACATCAAGTCTTGGATATGCTGGTCTTTATGAGTGTGTAAAAGCTATTACAGGTGAAAGTCATACTCACCCAAATGGCAAGGAATTTGCATTGAAAGTCATGCAATATCTTAATGACCAATGCAATAAGTGGAAACAAGCAGAAAACATCGATTATTCACTCTACGGGAGTCCAATCGAGTCAACAACTTTTAAGTTTGCCAAATGTTTACAAAAACGTTTCGGCAAAATCGAGGGTATCACAGACCGTAGCTTTATTACAAATAGTTGCCACGTTCCCGTCTTTGAAAAAATTAATGCTTTTGATAAGATTAGTTTAGAGGGTGAATTCCAGGCATTATCCCCAGGTGGATGTATTGTTTACGTAGAGAGCGCAGATATGCACGATAATATTCCTGCACTTGAGAAAGTAATGCAACATATCTATCAAAACACCATGTACGCGGAAATTAATTGCAAGAGTGATTATTGCCAAGAGTGCGGATACGATGGGGAAATTGAATTAAAGTATGATGCGGAAAATGATAAGCATTATTACCAATGCCCTAATTGCGGAAATCTAGATACAGATAAAATGAACATAGCTCGTAGAGTTTGCGGGTATATTTCGACTACAGTACCTAATGAGGGAAGATTAAGTGATATTGCTAATCGCTATGTGCATTTAGATGACCATGATATAGAGGAATAAATAAAATGAAATACGCTCAAATTAGAAAAAGCGATATTTCCAATGGAGAAGGAATTGGTGTTTCATTGTGGACACAAGGATGTCCGTATCATTGTGCGGGATGCCATAACCAAGACCAATGGGATAGGAATGGAGGTAAAGAACTAACTGACCAAGATATAGAGAATATGTTTATCTATATTAATAAACCTTACATTTCTCGCTTTTCTATTTTGGGCGGTGAACCTCTATTACCAGAAAATATTGCCACTTTATTAAAAATTGTTTTGCGGATAAAAGAAGAAAGACCAGATATTAAAATCTGGGTATGGACAGGGACTACTTTAAAAAACCTTCTTCTTTTATGCAGGTTTGAAGATTGTGAAGATAAAGTCTTTGAAAACCAAAAATGGGATGGACAATCAATTAAAGGATTAGTAGAATTATTAAATAATATTGACTATTTAATCGATGGTAGATTTATCCAAGAGCAAAAAGATTTGTCATTAAAATATCGTGGCAGCAAGAATCAAAAGATTTATGATATGCGGCAAAGCATACAGAAAAAAGCGATTGTGTACGCATCGTTTTAATTTTGTTGGGGAGCTATTTTTTAAAAATAGTTCCCCTTTTTTTCTTTACAAAAAATAAAAAGTATGATATAATATTTTTGAATAGAAAGGTAGGTGAAAAATGGAATTATCTCAATTTGAAATTGACCAGCAACTTTATGACAAAGCCAAAATTGATGAAACAAGAATTGTAGAAGGATTTTCTTCTATCGGGGCATGGTTCAGCACCCATCTTTTTTCAAAATATTATTGTCTCATGTGTCGTGATAAGAAAATTCCCGATGTAACAATTTTCCATTTTAATAATATGCACTATGCCCAAGGGGTAGAAGAAGTAAAAGAGGTTTTGCAGAGCAGAGGAAGAATTCTCGATATTGTTTACGACCATGCAGGAAATGCCTACAAGTGTTGGGTACGTACAAAAGACGATGGAAAACCTAACGTATTCTATCTCTTTGAAAGTGAAAAGATGGTGGTAGAAGTTGAATAATATTATTATCTTTGCTTTTCCAGAATCACAGTTTAAAATTTGGATGACTAGCAATGAAGATGTTTTAGAAGCAGAAGATTTTTGCCTTGCTTTTTTCCCAACTCTGGTAGAAACTCTAAATGATTTTATTGATGGGCGAGAAATCGGCAAAATGATTGTCATTGGTCCGCAAACCTATATTCCGCAAGTATCCAGAAAACTTGCATATGAATTCCCGCAAGTAACAGTCGAAGAGGAAGCAGTTTAATCTATGGTACATTTTTTAATTAAGAATACAGCAGAATATCGCATTGAAACTATTGAAGATGTTAAAAAGTTCCATCAAGAGTTACTTGAACAAGCAGAAACAGACGGCTATTTCCTAACTAACTTCTCTTGGACCGAAAAGTTTATTAAAGAAAGTAAAGAGATTATTGGCAGCTATTTCCAGGTAAAGGCAACTTTCCAATTCAATGACCTCAAAAAGCCAGATAAGGCTTGGTCAGAAGTCGCTTTTTCAAAAGCTAAAAAATTTGAAACCGAAAATGAAGTAGAAGAAGATACTGACGATTGGGCATAAGTTGGAGAAAATTCAGATTAAATATTTTCCAGGCGCACCAAAACTGGTAAAAACAAATAAAGGTGATTTTATTGACCTTTATACTTACGAGGATATTACTCTAAAGAAATTTGATTTCACCTATATTCCACTTGGAATTGCGGCAAAGCTGCCAGAGGGATATGAAGCAATCATTGTTCCTCGTTCATCTACCTTTAAACGATATGGACTACTTCAAACTAATAGTATTGGTGTAATTGATGAAACATATTGCGGAGACGACGACCAATGGAAAATGCCTGTTTATGCCACTAGGGATATTACAATCTTAAAAGGAACACGCCTTTGTCAATTTAGAATCCAAAAGCACCAACCAGCTCTAGAGTTCGTTGAAGTTGTCCATCTAGGAGATAATAATCGTGGCGGGTTCGGCACTACTGGAAGATAAAAAATTAAATAAAAAAAAGACCCCTCTTTTTAGAGGGGTTTTTATTAGAGAAAAGAGTTACTTTTGAGATTACTAGGACTTGACCAGGCGATGAAAACGACTGGATATGTCATATTAGACGATAATAAGCTAATTGAGTGCGGAGAATGGACCGTAGACGGCCACAAGGACATTGAAAAAAGATTAATTGATTTCCAAGAGCAAGTAAAAAATAAATATAAAAAATTTAATTGCGATTGCATTGCTTTTGAGGATATTCAATTACAACTTGGTAATGTTGACACATTTAAAAAATTAGCCTATTGTCAAGCTATGATTCTAGACTATTGCGGAAAAAACAAAATTCCTTATATGATTTTAGCTCCATCTCATTGGCGTAAAATTATTAAAGAAAATTTTGGAATTTCTTTTGGTAAAAAACGCCAAGAGCAAAAAGATATTGCATTAGCTTTTGCGGAAAATCACGCCAACACAAAAATGTCATTTGATAGTGCGGATGCTTATTGTTTAGCTTTGGCCGCAACCATTGAACAGAATAAAAATAAATCTGCTTTTTAATAAGAAAAAGGCTTCCCTCATAAGAGAGAAGCCTTATTTTTTTTATCCTGTGATAATACCCAAAAATACATCAAAAGGATTTGCGGTTAATTCGATTCCATAATCTTCTGAATAATCAATTAATTCGGTTAAGGGGTCTTTATTTTCCGCAATTCCTTTGCGCTCATTCCTAGTCTGGACCGCAAGCTCTAGCTGTTCTTTTTCTTCTGCGGAAAAGCCATTATAAAGTTCTTGAATTTCTTCTGTTGTGTATGTCATCTTAACCTCATTTAATAAACTTGTAATAATCGTTTCCGTCATACGAAAAAACAAACATCGTTTTAGTTCCTAACGGAATATCCCACCAAAAAGCCGGGTCATTGTCTCTTCTTACCTCAATTCCCGCGAGCTTATTAATCATAGCGATAGAATGATTCCCCACTAAATTAAAATTACAAACCTTGTTGCCATTGGAATCGAAAGCAATATTAAAACCTTTTTCACTAGACCAATAAGCCGAGTTTTCAATTTCATCTTTATTTGAAATTTCAACTATAGTTGTTCCATTTTCTTCTGTGGTTGTAATTACATTCATTATATTCTCTTTTCTTTGAAATCTTTTTCTTAAAAATATTATACTACTTTTAGCTTTCAAAGTCAAGATGTTATAAAAAAAATACCCCTCTAAAAAATAGAGGGGTTCTTTTTATTTAATTTGAGTAATATACCCATTATCATCTGTGGCAACGGTGATGTCACCAGTTAAAAGTTTGCCTTCTTCATCGAAAGCACAAATTTTATCTGCTCCGACTTCATACAAACCATTTTGTAAACGTGTTCCATCATTATTGAAGTAGTACCAAGCGTCTCTACCGTCTCCATTGTCGTGATACCAGCCTATGACCATGCGACCAGTTTCATCAAGGAAATAGCTTTTACCATTATAGTCTGCCCAACCTGTAGCCATGCGGCCATCGGCTTTTAACAGATACCAACCACCATTATAAGTAATCCATTTGTCATAGACTAATGCGCCAGTTTCATCAAAATACCACCAGTATTTTTCAGAACCTTCCCATGCAGCATGAACCCAACCACTAAGCATCCAACCAGATTCATTAAAGTAATACCACTTTGTACCTACACGATACCAACCAACAGCATATTCACTTGCGGATTCTCCTGTTTGATACCACCAAGAGCCTTTGCCATCTGTATGCCAGCCAACTTGAGAAGTTGAGCGTGAGCCAGTCATGACTTCGTACCAATAGCAGACTCTCTCCATATAGTGAGCATTTTGAGAACCTGCAATTTCACCTGGGCAAGCAGTCGCAACAATCTGTTTGTGCGGACGAACGTTGCCGCCCCAGTTTGGATAACCAAGATTATATTTAATCAAAAGAGCAGCAACAAGATGTGCGCCACTCTCTAGAGTTGCTTCTGCAATAGTCCAAGGATTAGAATTGTTATTAGCGTGTTCAATGGAAATAGACTCACAATTTGCGGTCCATCGTCCACACGCCCAAGCTGTATTAGATTCAAGAACGTGTTGTGTGACTGTACCATTGGCATCAACTGAATAATGAGCAGATTGAGCTTGCATATTATCCCACATACGAGTAATAGCAGCACCAGTCAATCCAATAGCAGCTTCGTGATGAACTACAATGTAACGGACACTATGTCCATCACGACCGCTTGAATAGGCAGAAGTAGGAATATATTCATCGGCTGTAATATTACCAGACCAATCCATAAAACCTCCCTTATTCTTTAGCAGCAGAACCGATAATGTTTTTAAATGCTTCGTACATACCAGTAGAAGTAAGACCGCTCATAAGACCAGTGACAACAGTTTCAAGAGTTACTGCTTGTCCTGCGGTCATAGCTGCGATAATGGCGCAAACCACACCAAGGACCGCAACAATAAGAGGAATGAAACGATTAACGGTTTCTGCGGGAACTAGATTCTTGATAATGTAACCAACACAAAGGCAAATAATGACAATGCTAGGTGCTAGGTAGGTAGAAACAATAGATAAGTCAAACATATTTTCTCCTTTTCTTTAGGCTTTATCTTTAGAAAGATATTTCGCAATAGTTCCATTTAGTTCAGAAATTTTATTCATATAGAAAATTTGAGATTCTTTAAACTCTTTTTGTAGATTGTCAAGTTTATTTTCTAAATCTCTAAGTTTTAGATAGCCATTTTCCGCAAAATCTTGTCTATCAAGAGCTTTTTGCTTTTCTGCGGCAAATTGCTCTAATTCTTGTTTTGTAAAAGGAATATAGCGCATAATCTTTTCGTATTCATCATATTCATCATGCCCTTGAACGCCTTCTTCGTCTAAGACGAAACGAAGCTCAATTCCCTTTACTTCTTTTCCCGTCTTGTCTTTATCAATAAATTCAAAAACGCCATTTTGGTCATCAATTACTTTTACATAATCAGATTTTCCATCTTTGTATTCTGGTCGGAATTCCGTGTCATCCTCAAAATGGAATACAACAACCTCATAATGGAATTTTTGAGGTTTAGAAGCAACAGCTTCATGATGCTTCAATAAAATTTTATCTTCTTGAAGTTTTCCTTTTTCTAGGTCAACTTCTGATTCTTTTAATTCTTTTCCCTTTAAATCCAAAATCCTCATTTTTTTTATTCCTCTCGAAGGTAAATTGCTTTCATAGATTGATTATCCTCAAGTCTAACAAAAAATTGCGGGAAAAGCCTAACATTGTCAGCTTTAACTGGTTGATAATGCCATTTTCTCGCTAATTTTTTATCTTTATTGAGAGTCCTATACCTCATGATAATTTTAGTATTATTATCAAATCTTTTAAGTTTATCAACTAATTCAGTTTCATTTTTGATATTAGAATAAATAAAGGATTCGTCATTATTGTTTTCAAAATAAGCTTGTTTTGAATGACTTACCCCATAATAATCATCAGAAGAAGTTGGACTAATTCCATACTGCATTTGGAAAAAATGATTAGGGACTTTATCAAATTCTATATAAGCATAAGGATTGTCCGCATTTATGACGGATAAAGAAGTTTTTTCTTCTTTTGCGGTCAAATCTTTAGAAGGCATGATAAAGGGTTCACTATAAGTCCATGGACCAGCTTCACCATATTTTCCTTTAACAGCCACTCTAATTCTACCAGGTAAATTACAAGCATCTTCTGATATTACTCCAACAATCGTTTCAATTGGAATTTTTATATCATTTGTAGAATAATCTGGAAGAGAGGAGAAAGAAGAATTAGCCGCATTAGTAGAAATTTCTACAAGATAAGTAGGAATAGGACCAAAAGAATTAGAATCTTGAAAAGTAAATCTCAAGCTATCTTTTTCTGGTACATCTTTTCTAGTTAAATTTGTAACAGGATTAATAGGCGGTAATACTGTCCCAATAGCAGGGACGGTAATTTCAAAATTTTGTGTTACTGGAAAATCTCTTGTTATTGCTTCTACAAGAGTGTTTTGAAAAGTAATTTTTTTATCAGCATTTTCTCTGGGGATATAAAAGGTATTCGGACCCGCTTCACCGCACACGTAAGGTTCTTCATAATTTCCCATTGGAACTAAACAAGTAAGTTTTTGAAAATTTAATGCGGGATTTGAGTTAAAAACCTTTTGCTGCTGGTTAACAGGGGCAAGCATAAATTCTACTTCTCGGGAAGGACTATTATTTTTTGAAACAAGCACCTTTTGAGAGACTGTAAATTTTGTAGCGTTCTCTGTAAGTTCAATATTGTAAGTAAAAATTCCCCAATAATCAAAATTCTCAGAGGAACAATGTAGTCTAGCACCTAATGACATATCCACCTCCTTTTTTCTCTATATAAAATAAAAGAGGGCAAACTAGATTTTATCTAATTTGCCCATCATTTTAATCTATGGTTCAATAGCAAGTTTCTCTTCTATCTTCTTTAATTTTTCTTCTAGTTTTTGATAGCCAAGTTTAGCCTGGTCTAGCTGAATTTGCAAAGCTCCATTTAATCTGGCTAACTCCAAAAGGCTCTTTTGAAAATCATTAAACTCACTATACTTGGTATAATCAAATCCCTCATTGGGGTTACTAAGGACTTTTACATTAAAACTAGAAGTGGAGCAAACTGAAATATCATCTACAAGGTCAATGCAGCAGATAATATCACCTTCAACTAACATGGCTTTTGGATATTTGAATTCCCACTCAGTTTTTTCTTCATTAAGTGGAATGAATACATTATACCCTCTAATATTAGTTTGCAGATGCTTCCAATTAAGGTAAAGCATAGTGCCTGTTGCCATTTGTTTAAGCGTTTCTTGCTCTAGCTTGACAATAATTGAACGACCGTTCACGTTGCCCGCACCCGCAACTATAGGCTCGTCAAAGTGCTGGTCAAGAGATTTAAGGTGAATTATGGTTGATTTCAAATTGCGGTCTTTCATGATTAATTCACCTCTTCTGGCTTGGTTAAGATAGCTCTCGGGAGCTGCCTTAATTCTTTCATTAGTCCTTCAATAAAAGTATTGCCGCCAGCATTAGTATAATACATATAAGCTCTCTCTAGCGACTGTAAACTTAAATCGTCTATTGCTTTTATTTTATAGCAAAAATAATGATGCTTATCAATAATTTGACTTCTTGCTTCATCTTGAAGTCGTGCTAAGGTAATTGAATCTGTAGCTTGAAGTTGTTTGATATTTTGCTCTTGGCGGTCTAGTTTGAAATTAATTTCATCAAACCTAGTATCAATAGAATTTTTTAATTCATCAATACTTTTTTGCAATAAATCAAGCTCTCTTTGGTTTTTTTCTTTTTCGTCTTCGACTCTAAAATATTTCTTTAATTTATCTTTAAAATAATCAATTACTTCGCTAATAGCTTTTGCCGCAAAAACAAAAGTAAAAAGTATTAATAATAGAGTTGGGAGAGAATAATTATTTAATAAAAAATCAATTTGCGCCATTGGAAACTAATCCCTCCTAAGATACTCGATACCAAACATTAACTGTTATATAAGCAGGCATATTATTGTGCGGCTTGCTGCCACCTGCTGTAGATAAATTGTCTGTTTCCCATGTATAGCTACTAGCTGACCTAGCGGACCAATTATAACCGCCGTCATCCCAGTTTGTGCCGCATCCCAAATTCAAAGCGTGTTTGTGAGCGGGTAGTTCTTCAACTGTTAAAGTATGTTCAGCTTCTCCGCCCTTAACCTTTGTTTCACCATCAGTACAATAAAAAAAACTATCTTTAACTTTTACCCAGTTGCCACCAAAAACCGAAGCTGGATTGATTGAATTGACGCATAAATAAAAACTACCAACGGGACGTAAATATTCATTTAATTTATACGCTGCCATATTTATGCCGTCCTATACCACGCGTGACAAGTAATATAAGGTGGCATATTATTGTGAGGTTTATCACCACCGCTTGGATTGGTTTCTTTTACATAATCAGGGTACATATTAGTTGACTTTGCGGTAAACTCATACGCACCACCCCAGTCAGAACCCCATGGATAACTGATATGGTGAGTGTGAGAAGGCATTTCTTCAACTGTTAGTTTATGTTCATTTTCACCGCCAGTTACAAGCGTTTGTCCTTCTGTAGCATATAAAAATCTATCTTTGATTTGAATCCAAGTACCGCCAATAAGTTGTGCGGGAGTACTTGTCTCATTCATCGAAAGAAAAATACTTCCTACGGGATATGCCGCATCTAAAAGATTAACCCATCTTGACATTATCCCACCACCTATACCTTAACCCAAATTTTAACACTATTCTGAGTAGGCTCATTTGGACCTACATAAACAGTACCAACGGAATCATCCAGTTTTTCAAAAGTTACTGCTTTATCAACTAAATGGCTATTTGACACCGTATTATTTTGTAAACTCAAGCTTAAAGCTACATTAGTTTGAGTCGTATTAAGAGAAACAGAACCAGTAACATTACCAACAACAGAAATAGTTTTATTAAGTTTTTCGGCTAAAGCAGCTTGTGTTGCACTACCAATTAAATTACCAGTAAAATTGGTCGCATAAACGTTCTTATATTGCTTTGCGGCAGTTCCCAAATTCCAAACATTATTAACAGTTGGCTCAATGTTAGTAGAATTAAACGTTCCAAGCATAGTGCCGCCAGATACAGCTAATGCTCCGATATTATCTGGGGTAATATTTACTTGACCAGTTCTATAAGAGGTTTCTTGTAACCCCTTAACCCCCGTAACTTCTCCCGCAACTTGCCAAGTACCATCACCACGTAAGAATTTTAGCCTATCTACTACTCTTGGTTGCGGGACAATACCAGCTTTACCGTCTTGCGAAACAGTTGCCCCCTCCATAGCAGGAGCGAAACTATCTGTAAATTTTGCATCAGCAGGAACACTTTTATCAATAGTAAAATTGCAAGCGGTAATTACACCATTTTGAATATAAGCAGGGCGATTAGACGCTCCAACAGTAAGAGTGAAAGGAGCTGGTTCACCATCTTTCAAATAAATTGGTCTACCATCTGCACCTATAGTAGTAGTACCAAGCTTCGCAGCAGTTCCTGCACGATACTCTTGATAGCCATCTTCCGTATTTAGTTTATTTTCGTCAACAACTAAATACATAACCTTTGTATCAGCTTGGAAGATAGTATCTCCATTTTGAGCTTTATCTTTTGTGAGTTTTAATCGCTGTTCTTTATTAACGACTGTAATCATGTTTTCAACAGCAGATTTAGGAATTGCGGACAAAGGAAGGACGCCAGTCACCACAGAAACATCAATTTGTGGCAAAGTAATTGTAATATCACTTTCACCATTAAAATTAGCTTTTCCAGGGGCAGCATTGTTACCAGCTTTTACGCTAATCATTCTAGCTGTCTCTAGTTTTCTTGCGCTAGTGGCAACGCCTTGTAAATTACCGATTAGATTACCCTCTAATGCTTGTCCAAAAGTAGCTCTATCGTTAAAGTGTACAGGACCAGTTACCACTTGTTTCTTCGTGCTGTCTAAGTCTAATTTCTTCTTGTCTAAAACGGATAATGCTTTTGGGGTAGATGCGGTAACACCAGTCGCCGCATCTAACGTTTCATCAATCGTATCAGAAAGAAGAACATCACCATATACCGCGGAAGTAGCGTCTGGTGCTTCATAGATAGGTTTATAGGTTTGAGTAGTTGGGTCATAAACCTTAGCTACAAAATTAAGCAATTTTGCTCTGCTATTAGGATTACCTTTTGGCATAAACGCTATCCTCCTTTATTCTCCTAGTGCTTTACACACTAAATCTATAATCGTCTCTTGCGGCAAATCTTTAAGAATATTTACTGTTACAGATGTGCCGACATTTGAATCAAATTCTAAAATCCCTGTATCTGGTACGCAAAAAGTGGAAATCCCTGTATTGGTCGTAATTTTTACATCTGGGGATAATTCTGTTTTAATAATTGCAATAGGCGGTTTTTTAGGAATCTGTATTCCAATGTGAACATATTTATTCGCACTACCGCCGACCTTAAAAGAACAGCCTGCGGAAAATGGTCCTTTTTGCTGAATTAATTTCATCAGACACTCCTAAGCCCAGAGTGTATAGTTTAAAGACCAGAATTTTGGCATAGCGTTTTCCGCAACCTCTGTTTGCTCATATTTAAAGAGCATACCTTTAGGACTAAGTAATTTTGTGCTTTCTTGGCTTACTTCGTCTTTGTTCAGAAGCATTACTTCTCGACTACCTGTGTCAGCAATAGTGCCAAGGAAGAACCATTTTTCCTTATTATAATCAAAGGCATAAAATTCTTTTGCGCTTTTTTCTCCGCCATTAGGACTAAAGGTAATAATCTTATGCTTAGTATTTTCGCCGCCAGGAATATTAGCTTCTCCCGTTAAACCATTTGGATATTTAAAATTCAAATAATCCAAAATAGTACTTTTGCCAGAAGCTGTAACATCTGATTGAGTAACATTAAAGCCAATAAGAATACCGTGTTGGTCTTTTACCGTACCGTAATCACGCCAATAGACAGTAGAGCCATAATCGGGAACACTTGGATTGAAGCCACGGACAATATTATTATTTATCCAATTGCTTGCATTAGTTCCTGTTGGATATGTAACTACACCTTGATTTGTAATAGGTCTATGGTCTGGTGCGCTAAATAGCACTAACAGATGGAAATCACTTGGGCGAACACACATATCTTGGATATGATTAATAGAATCACCAATAGGTGTAGATTGAGTTTCCGTATTATACTTAACTCTAATATGCTTATCTTGCGTGATGTCAGAAGCTAGCTGAACTGATTCAATAGTTTTAAGTTTATAAGCGGTTTCTTTGCCGAGATTTTTTACGGTTAAGACTTCACCAGTATTAAATCTAAAAGATACTGTACCATCTACGCTAGTTTCCGCAGAAGTGATAACCTTTAATTTAGCAGAAGAAGCAATCTCACCGGTAGTGTGATTAACTGTAATGTCGCCAGTCTGCTCATTAATAGTAATATCTTTTACCCAGTCAAGCGTTTTTTCATATTTTGTTGAGTCATTAAAATTAAATTCAAAATGACCAGTTTCAGTATTTAGAGAAACATCTTTAACCCATTTTACTCTCTTAGGGTCTGTAACAACGCCATTTGCGGGCAAAGTACCGCCATTAGTTCCCGCATAAGTATAAGTGATTGTACCGTCTGTTTTATCAATCTGAATATCTTTAATCCATGTCAAATCAAACACGGCATCATCATCATGATTATTATACTTTACAGTAAAGCGACCACCTTGGTTACCATTACCAGTAGTTAAGGTAACTTGTTTAATCCATTTTACTTTATTAGTAAATACTGAATCAGATTCGTGGGTATATCCAATAGTAAGAGTACCATCTTCCGCAACTTCAACATCATCAATAATATTAAAATCGCCGAGATAAATCATTTTTGGCTCTGGATTGATTATATCATCATAAGAATAATAGTCAAAAACGATAATCTTGCGGGAATTGGTAATATCATCTTGCATACCAGCATATCCCGCATTACCGAAAGTAACTTTACCAGTTTGCCTATCTACGGTAAGTGCTTCTGGAGCATAAATGGTATCAAGTGCGGTTGGAACGATTACACGCATTTTCCGCAACGTATCACCCTTAATACCTTTTGGAATACCAAAATCCCATTTTTCATAATAAGGATGTGTTAAATCATCAACTCTCTTAATATTAGTCGCATCTTGTTTTAAGTTGCCAGCTTCATCATATTGAGAGACTTGATGGACTGCATAATCAATAACTGTGTAAGGGAAAGACATTCCGACATAAAACCAACTGTCAGAAGTCGTATTATCTTTTCTGATATTAACCCAAGTGTACTTAATAGTATCATTGTATTTAGTGATACCATTATCAACGTATTTACCAGGGACAATGCCATGATTGACTTTATCTTCTAAGTCAAAGACCGCAGGAGTACCAGTTCCCTCTGATACAATATAATTTCCATCGCTATCTTTTCCAGTAGGGAATTTGCGAGTTGAATTTGCGGGAAGTGCTTCCTGTCCTTTTTTCTGGACTAAAGCAACGCTATCTAGCTGGGTATAAGGTGTACCAGAAGAAGCACCTACGATTTGGCCGAGATAAATTGCTCCACCATTAGCATTTTGAGAATCCATACCACGGCGGTATAACTTACCATTATCTTTATCATTTTTATTTGGTGTATCAATTAAGCAATATTCATTGTACCAAACATCTTTGTAAGCAGAGCCTTGTTTAAAAGAAGCAACCATGTCTGCGACAGAGCTAAAACGTCCTTTTAAAACAAAGGAAACACCTGGTTTCCCGCCATAAAGACTATCCATGATTTCCTCCTTTAAATCTGTTCATTATCATAAGTATAATCAAGCGTCCAATTATCTTCATAGTGATTATTTTCCGCAACTATTCCAATAGACGTGATTGGAATGACATCACATTCATAATATCCACTTGGACCAATTCTAATTTCTTCTCCGTTAATTGCCATTAGCAAACCTGGGTGACTATTCACGCCGATGCGGGATAAGGTAACACCTGTTCTAATAGTATCAATGAGATTATTAATAGAATAAAGTTTAATTTGACCATTATCCTTAGAGATTTTTGAAATGTCAATGTATCGTCCGTATTCAACGCCAGAAGCTGTTGTATGCTGAATAGAATAATCCTCTGCGGAACGTTCAAGTTCAATCAGAATACTTGTAAAGCCATCTTCTAGCGGGGTAAAAACAATTTCAAAGTCACTATAATTAGTATTTTCTCCTTGTCGCCAAGAAGCAACGATTTGAGATAAATTAACTTTATCTGTTGGAATATAGGTTTGAGTGCCAGTACCTAAATAAAATTTCACTTGATTGTTGTCTAGTTTTTGAATATAGAGTTTATCTTGTTCAGTAACTACTCCTGCTCTGTATTCCAATGGAATCATTGATAAGATTTCTCCATTAGTTGTTTCATACAACGCAATGTTAAAGACATTTTCCGCAGTGCCACCACGCGAAATGGACATTCGTCGCAAAAATTGATAATACTGAATTTGATTGTTTTGTTTTTTCACAAGCTTAATATTCAAATTAAAATCATAATTCATATCCTGCGGGATAGCAATGTAAAAATAATAACTTTTATCTTTTTCAAAAGCTCCCTGCGAAGGAGTCACCAATACATCTTTAAAGTTAGTAGCGATGCTGGTTTCATTATTTGTTAAGTTAGTTGATTGATAGCTTAAAACAGGGGTTAGTTCTGAAATGCAATTTCGCCCTGTGTAGCGTAACTGTCCTACTTGGAAAGACATTACCCCTCCTTTTTTCTCTTTTTATCTATTTAAATATAAAAAAATGAGCAAAGCCTTTTTACGACTTTGCCCATTATAAATTTACATTTTATCTATACATTGATTGCAAGATATATTCATTTGACCGCTTGCGCCAAAAGAGAAGGAGAAAGATTTAATAACATAATCTCCATAGGTATTAGTGGTTGAATCACTAACTGTAATTCTTGTATTAGGAGTCAAATAAAAAATTGGAACAGTAGTTAAAGACAATACCTTTTGATAGGTTGTATACGTCCAAAGCTGCGTTTTGACCGCATCAAAAGCACTATTCTTATATCCGCCTGTCCAAAAGTTAGAATAAATATCTCCTCTTACTTGCGAATAAGGTTGCCCCATTTTGATGGCTTCTTGACGATTTTCCACAATTTTATCATCATCCGCATTTAACCAGATGACATTTGGAATTTCTGGCTGGAAAAGACAATTTATGTCTTGATTCACTAATACTTCTGTCCTTCTGCCAATATTCTGGACTGAATACTGCCCAAGACCAGATGTACTGGGTTCAATAAAATCAAGATAGTAATTTCCATCAGCAAGCGTTTGCGGATGTAAGGTTTGTTCCTCTTCTTGCCCATAGAATTTTTGATTTTCTAAGTCATAAATCTGCGGCCAAAAGGCATCTAACTCTTCAAAATAAAAATCTACATCAATTTTTAATTGCTTGTTCTGATTATAAATTGGTTCTATCCAATCGGTATTTGTAACGTCAGAACGTACGAGATTAGTGAAAAATCTGCCTTGGTCTGTTCCCTTATTCTTTGCCAAAAGTCCTTGCAAATACATTTCCGTTCGCCAGTCTTTTGTAATATAGCCTGGTCCGCCAACGAGATAATACTTAATAGGAGTAATCTCTTTATAAGCATTATTATTCCAAAAGAAGAAAGAGTTAGTATCTGCGGTTCTGTAAATCAAATTAAAATTACCTGGATTTGGTAAAGAAGATTTTGTTGAAACAACTTGCGGGAAAGCGAGTCGAGTTAATCCAGACAATTCTTCTTTGTATACGAGTAAATCTTTATAAGCATTTCCCGCAATCGGCTTTTTATCAATCGCAAGATGATACATTACATTAATTTTCTGATTATTTCCTGTACCTTCTCTTGTCCCTTGGATAACATAATCATTTCTAATGTTCTGATATTGAGGGGTAGAAGAAACGGCAATCAAATTTTTCTTATTAGAAAAAGTGTATGAACTTTTTTGAACGGTATTATCTACTAAATAATCAAACCTTTTCATATCATCTAAAACAATTTTTGCCTGAGTAGTATTTAGATAATTTTTAATTTCTCTAAAATGGAAAATGCCATATTCGTCATAGAAGTATTCATAATTGCCGAGGTAATTCTTAATTTTTTCTAAAGCGTCTACAATAGTTTGGTTGGCGTTCATCGTCAAGTCTTGGTCAAAAACGAAATCGCTATAAATATATCCAATATCCGCATTTGTTGGATAAGTCAAAATACCATTCATGTTTGCGGGTTTTTCTGTCATTGCTTCAAAGTAGATATAGCCAGTATCATTTCCTTGTCGTTTTAAATAAAGAGGTTCTTCGCCCATCCATTTTTGAATTTTCCTAATTCTCAAAGGAACATCTTCAATGACAATATTATTAAGTGGCTCTCCCCCATAATGGTGGACCAACTCTTGAATAATATTAAAAATTAAAACTTTTTCAGAAATATAATCACCAGAAGCAGATTGAGTATCTACAGAGTCCAAAATAACCGTAGAGGGGAATTTCCCGCCAATTTCACCGTTTAATCCGCACATTTTATCTTTCAAAGTTAGACTAATTGAAAGACCAGAGCTAACACTAGAATTTACTGCGGCAGATGAAATATAGAATACACCTTTTGGAAACCACAAGATAGGATAATCTTCATAAAACTTACTGTAGTTTTTAACACCAATCTCTAAAAAGACTTTCTTATTAATAGCAAAATCATTCTTGAAATCATCGGAATTGTACTCACCACTATTTAAGCTTGCTTGTAATGAACAAGAATTCCTTACAGAAGAAGAGCCATCGCTAGTAAAAGTTCCAGAGGTGAGTTCCCCTTGAATTTCCTTCAAGGGGTCCTCATTCCAGTTTAACAAAGTGATTCTTGTATATTGTTTTTTGTTTAAAAAGTCGTCAATTTCAGATAAGAAATTTAATTTAGACTGCTTATCATTTAGGCTCTCGTCACTTTCGCCCAATAGGTAAGGATAAAATTTTCTCATATAATATCCTCCTTATAGATAGCTAGATTGAATAACAGAGCCATAATAATTAATTTGCCCTTGTACAGGAACGCAAGCTAAACCAACTTTTTCCGTAGAAGTATTAGGCGCAACATTAGTTTCATCTATATTCAATTCTTTGAACTGATACCATTTTCCATCTTCAAAGTAAACCCTAAAAGCACCGTCAACTTTATAAACAGTATTCCTCATAGGATTTTGAATATCTGCTACAGTCTCATAATTCGTAGCAGTATCTAAGCAAACTTCATTTTCACCTAAATACATTTGTCTTTCCAATGGCTTAATAGAAACTCTTACACCCTCGAAAGCAATATTAGAAATCTCAAAATTCTTGAGCAAGTGCAAAATCCCAGTTTCACCAATCAAATATTGCTTTTCCTCGTTGTCTTTATAGGTAATTTTACAAAGTGCATATGGAGTAACTTCTAAAGAAATACCTTTCCAGTATTGCATATACTGAATATGCCCACGAGAACTCACAAAATTATACTTCGACTTAATATCTTTACTAAGATATTTTCCAGGTGCAAAAATACCAGCATATTGTCCAAGGATGATGCGGTCAATGGAGCTGCCAGAAATAACCGTGTTTGCATTATTCTTCTCATTGTAGCAAAGAGTATATTCCAAAGTCACAACGTCACCAATATGATTAAAAGATAAAGAATAGACATCAAAGCTATCTGGAATTTGATAGTACCCTCTCTCATTTACAAAAATAGTTGTTTGAGATTCGGCATTTGCAATGTTAAATGTATAACCAGAGACTACTTGCTTTGGGTCCACAATTCCCGCATCTAAATTATTATTATTCACCCATTGCGGCGTACCATCTGAATCAAAATAATAAAGATTTGGTTTACTCTGGAAATACAATTTTACGTTTTTAATGTACAGGTCATCTGGCTTTTTTCTAGAAAGAATATTCTTTTTATCATAAAGACCAGTCTCGCCATTCAGATTTGACTTTCCATATTTAATTTGTAAGTCAGAAAAAAGAAGATTCCTAATGTCATTTTTATTTTCAACAACAAAATTATACATCTGACCAAGTTTAACAACTTTTAATGATTCATCGTCGCCACCTGCGGAAATACCATTGATATTATTAAGATTGGTCTTTTGGACTGGATAAATATTAAGTTCATCTAGTTTTTGTAATGAATTTCCATCTTCAATTTCGTACATCGTTGCGGAAAAATCATATGTGATTCTATTGCGCTTTTGGGTGGGTTGCAGAGAAACGTCCGCAATCATAACAACCATTGCGCCCTCGGTAGAAGAACGATACAACTTTGGCTCACCATTATTTAACCAAGAGAGCAAAGATTCCCTAAATTCTCTTTCCCACAAATAGTCGTTGTATGTGGTAGTCAGATAATTATTTTCAGTAATGCTTGTATCTTTATCTGTATGTTGAGCAAAGTCCGCATATTTTTTGTAATTCTTAAAATCATTTCTGACTAATTCATCAATTCTATCATCATCTGGGGTAGTCCCTACTTTATCGCCCTTGCCCGTATCCGCTAAAATAGATTTACTAGGATGCTCTTTATAATGTTTATAGTATTCCTCTAGTTCATTTGTATTGAATACAGATTTTTTAGAGATAAACTTTTGATAAGCATCTGCTTCTGCGGAAAGAGTGCCAGAAATGGAGAATTGTTTATAATTTAAGACAGCATTTTCTGTAAACTTTGGGAATTTGCCACCAAGAGTATCAATCTTAACTCTATTAACTACAGGTTTCATTGAAGAAATATTATAATTGTATTTAATATTATATTGCT